CAAGTAAATCTTCTATTGCAAATCGTGCTTGTCCTACTGCTTTATTTGCTTTTTGTTTTAAGTCTCTATCTAAATCTCTCATTCTAATAATCTTATCTTGAAGTTGGTCTAACATTTTATGTCTCTTTTCAAGATAACTTCTTTCAGAACCCTTCATTGCTTCTTCTAATTCTTCACCCATCATAAGGTTAGATAATTGATTTATAACTGTAGTCAATGTTGAAGGATTCATTGCAGATAAAACTGCAAGTTGGTCTCTAGTTAGACCTCTGATTTTAGATAGAACTTTCTTTACTTCTTTGTTTTCACCAAACTCTTTTTTAAATGCTTTGGTGTATTTGGATGGTTTGGTTTTTGCAGATGCATCGCCTGGGGCTGGTTCGTATGCACTATTATCATCGTCTGCCTTTTTACTGTTTTTTGCAAAGTGTGCTGCTCTGTCATCCTTCGTGGATTTTGACATCTCATCACCTTCTGCATCTTTAGCGTAATATCTTTTGGGTTGAGTTCCTTTTTTGTCCTCAACATCCTTATCTTGTGCAGTTTTTATTTTTTCTCGTAAAAAGTTTAACATACTACTATTTATCTCTTTTTCGCATCTAGTTGTGCAGTCTTCCAGTTGATTGCTATTTTATTTGAAGGGAATGATGTTGACCATGCTTGAAGTCTACCGAATAATTTATCTGCTTTTGCTTCAAAATCTTGTTTGGTATCATCGTTTCTTACTTCAATAAAGTTTCTACCGAATATTGACTTATATTGTTTTACATTCTTTTGTGCATTTTCCCAGTCTGCAGCTACAACTTCTTTAGGAAGTTTTCTTGCACGAAGTTCATTTCTTTTTTGTGCATTTTCAAGTGAGGTGTTGATGTATATCATTTTGTATTCGTAACCTAACTTGTCTAATTGTTTTTTATAATCTTTAATCTTAGATATCTTTGCACTTGTAGTGTCAAAAGTTACACCCAATCTTGCATTCATATAGTTTGCCATTGTTGCAGTGGTGAGTTCTTTTGCACGAGTTCTAATAGGGTCTCTGAGTTCTGCATCCATGTTTCTTAAATCTAAACCCAATCCTGCTTTCTTTAGTCCGTGTTCAAATGCCTTATCTGAGTTAACTGTCTTTAAACCAAGTGTATCAAGTGCAAGTTTTTTTACAAAAGTAGATTTACCACTACCTGGCCCACCTGCAAGAAATACTGATTTGAAGATGCCTGGGTCATAAACACCCTCTTGTATCAAATCTTCCATCATGTATCGAGGAAGTGTTCCCTCTGCAATACCCATTCCTTTTCTGACTTCTTTGTATAGTTGTTTTGCAAATCGTTTACCTGCAGAAGGAACACCTTGTTCAAACGAATCAAAGTCTCCTTTCTCTGCATACTCTCTCATTTTACTTGCAGACATTCCTGATACATCGTCTGCATCTGCATCTCTTTCTCCTGCAGACACTACTTCTATTTTGTCAAACTTATAGAAACCATGTCTACCTTTAACTGAATTGTATTTGTTGATGATGGTTTCAAATTCTCTAATTCTATCTGACCCAACAACCATTCGAATTTCTGTATAACCTTTGTCGAATAGGAATGTTAGGATTTGGAAAATTTGTTTTACATCTGCATCAACAACAGTAACTTTCTTCTTAAAGAATGATTTTAAAAACTTAACTTTACTTCTATGTGAAAGTGGATTTTTTTGTTTGTCGTTTGAATGAGATGAAAATAGGAGTGCATCTCCATAACCTTTTGCAACTGAACTTAATCTATCAACAAGTTTTTCATGTCCAACAGTAGGTGGATTAAATCTTCCAAAGGTAAACACTGCACCTTTTCGTTTTTGTTCACTTAAAAATGAGTTGAATGTTTTCATAATTATCCTATGGTGTCTGCACCCTTTTGAATTGCCTTTTTCTTAACTTTTGCTAGTTCTTTTGATTTGACTTTGGGTAACATTTTTTTTGCAATCTTTTGTATTGCAGCTTTCTTTTTCTCTAATCTTTTTTCAATGTCTTTTTTTGCACCCATAGATAAATCGTTATAGTTTTTATTCTTTAGAATCTTTTTGATAAGTAAATTTCTTGCAGCTTTATTTGCTTTCTTTTTCAATTTTTTTGGATCCATGATTGCCTTCTTCATGGCTTTCTTTCGTTTCATGAGTATCTTTGCTTTGTTTTTTCTAAATGCAGCTCGTTTCTTCATTCGAGTTTGCATCGAATCGACTTCATTCAAATATTCTATAAAACTCTTCATATTCCTATTTATCCCAGTTCTTTGCTGCATTGAAGTTGTTCTGACTAAATTCCATTCGGTCTACTAACTTGACTGCTTTACCTGTATCATCGATTGCAACATACCCCTCAGGATTTACTGCTTTTAATCCTGTTGAAGTTTTCATCATTGTTCCGACTGTCTTTACTCTATTTAATCCGTTAACAATGATACCCTTTGACACAACTAATAACTCTTGAAATCTTGTAAGAGCTTTGATTGTATTTTTAAGAGACCTAAGGTCTCTGTAAATATCTTTACCGATATCTTCTTTTATTCGTTTAGTCTTTTCCATTTTCACTGCACCGACTACTTTTGTTTTCCAGTAATCTTCAAAGTGTTTTAGATAACCCTCGTATGTGGGTTTAAATTTACCTGCACGAATTTGTGCATTGCAATATGTTTTATAGGATGCACCTGCACCCTTTATTTGTATAGTGTCTTGAACTTTTTGGAATTTTGTTAATGCAGGTTTTTTAATTTGATGAAACTGTTTACCAACTTCTGTCAATGCTTGTGTTAATTTGAGTGTCTCTTTTGCAGTGAGTGTTGAATTACCTGAAACATCTTTATAGGATGCATCGTCCATCCACACATCTTTTGATGAACCAAGAGAAGATATATTTGCACCGAATGATGCAGATAAGTCTTCAATAGTTGCACCCTTATATGTGGTGTGGAAAACTATTCCTATCTTTGCACTTGCAATCTTTTTACCTAAAACCGAATTTGTTTGAACAGTATAAGTGATGGTGTTTGGGGTAAATGATATGAATGATTCTCCATCGATGTCAATCATCTCTTTATCTCCATCGGTGAACATCAAATCTCCCTGCAGAATATCATCACCCCATGAAAGTGAACCAAGATACTTGAATGCATCTAAGAATTTTGTTTGTAAATCACCTGAAGTGTCGTCTTTGATTTCTTGTTCGGTAGTGTAAAACTTAGGTGTTTTGTTGAATAGGGATTTCTTTGCAACAAAGAATCTACCATCTTCAGGATGTTTTCCTACGAATAATGCAGGAGCTCCATCCCATTTGACTGTCATGTTAACACTTCTTTTGACACTTCCCTTCATCATGTCACGAAGACCACGAAGGAAGTTTATAGATGCACGACCACCATCGATACCATTGTTAATGATTTCGTCTTCTAAATGTTCTAAATGTAGATTTTTGACTGCCATAAAAGTAGATTATACACATTTTGTGTGTTTTCATCTACTATTTATGGTTTTTGAAGGTTTGTTTTTACAGTGCGTCTTCTTTAGCTTGAAGTTCTGCAATTTTGTTTTCAATCATTGTTTTCTCTGCTTGAAGTGCATTCCAATTATTGATAACTAAATTTTGCCATGGTGCAGTGACAGTTTTTCTCCATGCATCTTTGTCTGCAATATCTGTATAATCAGAAGTTGTCATAAAAGAACGAACAGTATTAATTTCGGTTCCTGCACCACCATACCATGCATCAGCAGCTGCAAGAAAATTTGCTTCTGAAGGTGTAGGTGAAGTTTCATCTGCAGGTGTTACTGTAAATGTTCCACATGCATCACACGCGTTCTTAATTGCAGTATAATCTGTAATTTTTGTATTTACATTATTTAATAGTGGTTGCCAAAAAGAATTTATTTCGTCTGCAAATTGTCCCATGAGAATCCTCGATAAAGTTTATATCTTTATTTATATTTTTTGAATCGGTGAAGAAGATAGTTTGTTTTCAATTTTTGAAATTTTTGATGTTATTTCATTGATAAGTTCATCATCTTTGTTCTTTTTAGCTGCACGAAGTTCTCTCTTTAATTCAATTTTCTTTTGAAT